TTTTTTGTTTCAATTTTTTTATTATTTTTGATTATTATTATTACATAGTAGTCTGTCTACTATTTTTTCTCTGACATCATCAATGATGTGTTCTCTGTTTATCTGTGTATAGTGCTCTATGACCTTTTCTCGCACATATTCCATGTCTACCCACTCTAGTACCTCATTAGCTGGTATGACTATAGTTATCTGATCGCCTTTGTTGTCTGTTCCAGATATATATACCTCATTATCTGCACACGCAAAAGTATTCAGAGTATGTATAAACTCATGTCTAATACTCATATCTATATGTTTTAGGGTTAAAATTATTTTCATTACAAAAGTCATCAAACTCTGACTCTGACCACTCTAGACACTCTGTACATCTATTAGTGTCTGTATGTAGTCTAGACGTACAGCATACGCTATACTCTGACATTTCCTCTAGTTCATCTATACAGCTCTCACAGACGTCTGTGTCATCATATTTTTCATAGGATTGACATCGTTTACACCAGTCTGTTTCTGGACCTGTATACTCTGTGGGGTCTGTATACTGACCACCGACTACAATAGTATTTATCATTGTTTTAATTTTATTATATTATACAATTTATTTAGATGGTATTTTTCTAGACCATGCGCTAGAGCTGTCGTCAGTATCATTTGTACTGTACTATCACCATCACTGATATGCTCTGCAATATACACAATTTTATCTATAGGTGATATATCTGTCATAGCACTAGTTTATTAGTACTGATATCCTCTATGATTTCATCTATGGTATCATCATCTACTCTGAGCATACCTAGACGTCTATATGTGTCTGACCTGTCTAGTATTTTTTCTCCTAGTATATAGACATACATGTTTACTATCTTTTCTGGATCAGTGAGATCAGTAGTAGTCATACCAAAATTTATTGACTCATATTCTTTTATCTCAGACATAGCCTCAAATATACCGGGTCCATTTTTTAGCCACTGTTCAGCTTTGTATGTACCTATTATGTAATAGTCTGTGTTAAACAATTCGTGATGTATGTCATCTACGTATGTGTCATTACCTTTCATATATTCTAGACCATCCATAGTGTAGTCTATTATTTCCTGTATATAGTCCATTATATGTATTTGTTTAGGTTGATGATTCTGTTTTCACTTTTTTGCGTTCTGATGATTTGTGTCATCAGGTTTCTGAGTTCTTTTGCAAACTTTTCATAGTCTTGTGCAGAGCTATTGAATAATTCTCCATCATCTCCATTTTTGATAGCTTCTATCTCATAGTGATAAAACTTCTTTGCTATTCTCTCATGTGTAGTAGCTAGATGTATAATAGTATCATACAGTATTTCTACATTGACGTATTCTACACTACCACATATTTCTTTGATAGTTTCGTTTTTATCTATCGTGTCTGTAGTAGCGTTATCTATTAGTTCTGTTTTTGCAATCTCTTGCATCAATTGATTAAATCTGTCGTCTGACATTCCTAGTGGTGTACATTCTGTTTTCATAGTATATATATTTTTATGTTATTACTGACACAAAGATATACAAATAAAAGATATTCACATATTTTTCCACATGAGTTATCCACAATATGATTGTGTAAAACTATTTGTACATACTACGATTATAGAAATGTTTTGATAAGATTATACCAAAAACTTTAGAAAGTCCGTTAAAACGTCTAAAAATAGGTCTACTACCTATAGAGACATGAGTAGATTGATAGGTGTCTGACCATTGTTTAAAATCACAGCACATCCCACAGCTGGTTTCTTTCCATACTTTGCGTACGCCATCGCATAGCTATCATGGTCTATCCCACAACCTACCTGTGTACCAAAGATTCTGTAGTTTGCTCCAACATAGTGTTCTGTATAACACTGTGTATGTAGATGACCCTGTACAGTGTTCATTAAATCATTACGACATTTTGTACGTGCAGTACCCCCCTCACCATGTATGTACTGTACACCATCCTGTACGTATCTCTCTACAAATGTCCACCCAGGTACCTCTAGTACCTCTCTGTATGATTTTATCCATTTTTTGGGTATATTACTAGTTTGACTTTTCCTCATGACCATCCTGTCATGATTGCCAATGATTACAGTAGCCTCTGGAAATTTTTTGTACCATCTCTGTATTCTATCTATAGCTAGGTCTAGTTCATTACCACCACTTAGACCATCCGGGTTGGTCTCATGATATGACGAATAATGGTTATCTATTATATCACCAATGAATATTATTTTATTACACCTGTATTTTAGGTACTGGTCAAAACAGAAATCCAGATACGCGTCTAGACTAAATGGTTCATGCAAATCACCTATGCACAAAACATTGTTTACATCCTGTCTAGAACGCATATTTTGGATTATTTGTATCTCAGATGGTTTTAACCGATAGCGGTTATCTCTCATCTATTTTTTGTGTTTACCTATGTCAGCGATTCCCTGTGCACCAGTTAGTGTTAGTAGTGCCCAGAATAGGTCAGTAGCTGTGTCCTCTGACACGCCTAGTTTAGATACTAGTAATGGTACTATCACTGATGATATAGCGTACCAAAATTTTTTACTGTTTAGGATTTGACCTAATAATAAATTTTTAAAATAGTCTTTCATTTATATATAGTTTGGTTAATATTTCCATATTACATTTTGCGTTCTAGTGTCATCACAATCTACGTGTATAAAAGTTTTTGCGATTCCAATACGTGTAAATCCTACACTCAATAACGCGTTAATAATTTTCCATCTGTCAGTACTTTTTGTACAACTGATGTCAGCTGCACAGCCTTTGAGATGTGCAGATTTGACTGCAGTAGGGTACCCGCGACGACCTAAATCTTTGTGATATTCTAAAGTTCTAAATCCAGAATTAATCACAAATGGTATATTTGCTATGTGTCGTGCCTCATCAATTTTTTGTAAAAATTCACAGCACATCTGATCGCCAGACCCTACTAAATCAGGGCTGTCAAACTCTGAAATATCAAAGTATCTCAAATCGTTTTTTACGTCATTTTTAGACGTTTTTAGACATTTACATGTGTTTTTCATATACTTACATCAAAAATTTTAGTTCGTGGAAACACTAGATAACAGTGTCTCTATTTATTTTTATTTTTTTTGTGGTGCGCATACATCCTTTGAGCTGTATAAACTATAGTCGCAAGTAGTAAAATGATTTTTAGAATCATCTCTATTTCTGCGAATGTAGTAAAGCCTAATACACTAAGATTTACTGTTCCTGTTTCCGCTATGTCCTGCGTTATTTTTTTGTCTAACATTTTTATTAATGTATTTTTTTAGCGCTACTTCATTTTTAGCTTTGGGTTTATAATTTTTTCTCATCACGTCAAATCTGGAGTTAAAAAGTCATCTAATGTGATGTCTGTTTGATTGTCTCTACGTGATGTTTCTATGTTCATACCGCTGTAAAACGCTGATTTGTTTGGATGTATATCAGCACCAGTATTTGTACTGTATTCTGGGTATGACTCTATATTGTGTTTAATGTATTCTATTAATCTCTCAGTATAAAACTCAGCTGTGTTTCTAATTTCCTCACGTAAAAAATTGTGATCTTCCTGTGATAGACTTTCTAGATTCTCAGATGTTTTTACACCTATACCATTATTAGCTACACGTACTCTGAGGAAAGGTAGACACTCAAAGAAACTCCAGTGTGTTAGTGAATCTGTGATATAATCATCTACTAATGTTTGATATGCTCCAGATAGTGTACCACCTAATATATCACTTTGTAATTTTTCAAACAAATCTGTACCTAGTACTCTCTCTATATGTTTTTTCTGTGCAACTTTCACATAGGGTAAAATGAACTCAATGTCAATATTTCCACCTAGTGCTGTACTATCTTTTAGTTTGTTTTCTGAAATAAATAATATATAACTCATATCCTAATTTTTTCTACCTTTGTTTGGCATGTTGATTGGAGCTACTGATACCTCTTGTGCGTTTCTAGGTAGTTTTACACCTCTACTCTTAGCCTCTGTACTAGTGATGACAGAATCAGTGTTAGATGGTCTCTCTCCTTTTTTTGTAACATAAATTTTTCTAAACCATCTATGATAACAATTAACACCGCCTTTAAATTTCCATATTGAGTACGTATCACTACCACCTGGACCGAAACCTGGATTGACAGCCTGTTTACCCATTCTGATTATATCCTCTTTTCTGTACGCTTTATTTGCTGATATCATACCTTTACAAAAATCTCTCTCACCACCTGGACCATCATATACATATCTCACTCTGTATATATCATCAACATAGTTAGTTTGTTTAGATGTCTGATCTTGTCCAGATTTTGCGTTTGGTATTGCTCTACCTGTGCTAGCTAATTCTACTTTGTGTAGTGTGTTCAACTCAGTTTCAAAGTTAAACTCTTCTATCTCATCATCTACCTCAGTAGTATTTACTAACTCCCACTCATTTTCGTCTATGTCCTCACCATACGCGTGTATAAATTTCTCTAACTCACTAGCCTGTATAGGTACACAGTTTGGTACTTTACGACCACGTTTGATTTTGTGTCCATACGGTTCATATCCTTTTTGACATGGATTAGGACTGATAAACTCTTCTTTACACCCACAGTCATTAAATAGACTTTTTGTCTGGTCATGGTCCTCACACGGCATATAGTAGGTATTTCCATCCTGTGTATGTTGGTGATAACCTGTACAACCTAGTCTCTCTGCCTCTGCTATAGCCTCATCTATAGTTTCATACAATGGTAACTCTATACCATCTGTAATCATTGTACCTACTTTAGCAAATTTGTCTTTGTCCTCTTCTACGACCTTATTATCTGATAGTGGTGGTAGACCCATTTCCTCACGTATCTCATCCTGTGTCATTACCGATTTCATATCCTCTACAGACCATTTAGATGTAATAGGTTTATTCTGTATGATTTCTATCGGTAGACCTATTTTATTGACGTCTAGTATATGACCTATACATCGTAATATTTTATCTTGATAGGGTTTGACTACTGTGTTTAGATATACCTCAAACGCACTGTTTAACTCATCTACATTACTACCTAGACCTGTCTGATTTTTAATACCCATTAACATTGGACTGGTAACACGATGTCCAGTTAAAATATTTTGTACCAATAGCTCCTGTAGTGCTAAATATTGTTTGTCTGCGTTAGATACAGATATCGGTGTGATTTCTGGTGTCCTAGTCTGATCATCACTAAACGTCAATACAAATTTACCACTAGCTTTAGCACCTGTAAATTTCTCTGCCAGTGATCGCTCTATTTGAAATCTTTCCTCAGCTGTCGGAACACCATTTGCAAACGAAATAAAATAACTCCCTGAAAATCCATTTGAGATATTAGATAAATGAAACTCAGCAACTTTCTGGTCTACTAAACACCAATTACACGCCGCTGAATAGTCTGGTGTAAAATAGATATCCATATTAGGTGAGTAATCACCATCATATAGTATCTGACTAGCACTGGTCCTATCATTCATATTAAACGCTGGTACAGGTTGTGGTTTATTTTTTCTAGTATTACTCCAATCACTACATATCCAGTATGTATCAACTACACCATACTCATTAGGTTTACCCGCCCGTAATCTTTCTACTGGAACATGATAAATCTCTGATATCTCTGTTCTAGTTTTATTCCATATAATATTTAGAGCAAATCCACCCTGTAGTTTGTAGTCAAAAGCTAATTTTTTTATGATGTCATGTAGTGATTCTCTACCGTTTGCTCTATGTAAAAACTTTTTAAATTTTACGTATTGTTCTAGATTTTCTCCCTCATCACAACTGATACCCTCACCTGCAATCATATCCCTAGTAGCGTTGATAATTGCTGCATGTGTACTAGAGTTATAGTATAGGTCAATCAAAAATTGTGGGTATAGGTTTTCCCAGTCATCAGTACCATAGGTAATCCACTCTTTCCCTGTAGACTCCATCACTTTTGGAGCTGTTTGTGTTTCTAAATTTACCTGTAATATGTTTTCCATTATTTATATATTTGATAGATATGTCTGTAGATTGGTCCTCTGTGTAGCCGTTAGACCCTTTCCTGTTATCACTACCTCTGCAATAATACCATCTAGATTACCCGCTATAGAGTCTATGTCTAGTGTACCTGATAATACACCTACATGATACCCACTAGTACCTATTTGTGTTTGTGGTGCACCCTCTAAAAATACATCTACTCTGTTTGAACTGTTTCTTTCTATACCTATATTTAAAAATGTACCAGTATCTATACCTGCACTAAATCCGATCTTAGTACTATTGTTTATTTTACCACGTACCTCTGTATCTGACTGTACTCTAAAAAAATCCTGAGACGCTGAGTCATCGTCATAGAAAAATAGGTCTGTACTACTACCACTGATACTCAATAGTTTGACTCTCATATACATAGAAAACTCACCGGCAAAATTCCTCTGCGGTATTTGTAAATCACTATTGACACCTACCTCACTACTCAGACCACCACTAGCACTATCAAAGTGAAAATAATTACCACTAGATGTAGCATGATTGTCATTACCAGACTGGTCTGACCACTGTATTACATCATCACCATTAGCCGCCGGTGCTGGTCCAGATTTTAATATATCTGTATTGTTTCTATACCATCCTAGTAGAGATGGTAAATCACCTGGTGTAAATGTACTACCAGTAGACCTATGTACTAAACCTAATCCTAGTCTCATTACTGTCCGGCTCTTTCGTCATGTTCTGTGTACCCTATAGCTACTCCAGATGTCAGTGTGATAGCTGTAATTCTACCAAACAAAACTGTACCCGCTGGTATAGTAGTTTGTAGTGCTGACTCACCTGTTAGATTACCAATAGTGATCGCTGAAACTACACTTTCTGTTACAAAATGTACACAGTAGAAATCCTTTGATGTCTGTGCGGCTGTAGTAAATACTACACCTGGTCCTTTACCTAATTGCTCACGTAATAAAATATTGTTGCTGTCTATTAAACTCATTTTTTTTTATTTTTTTTAGTCTGTATAAATATAGTTTGTACTACTACTCTGTGTATGTGTAGTGTATTTTATCTGTTCCTGTCCGACTGTCTCAGATATATAGATTTTTCCTGTATGTACTAGACCCTGTACTACACCCTTTGTATCTGCAGATGGTGATAATACCTCGGTTTCGTCTGATGGAGCTGTACTATCTGTGATAGATACTGTACCTACCCATGACACCTCATATACCTCATAACTCCAAAATCCAAAAGGTTTGAAATTTGTACGACCATCATTGATATTATCTACTGTACTATGTGTAAACTGTAGTCTGACATATCTGTCATTGTGCTCTACTTTCGTTGGGTATATGTATTTAGTATTACTAGACATGTCATTTGTCAGTTTTACTAGGTATCTAATCTTTGATTTAGCTACAGATGTGTTGATTCTGTTTTCCTCTAGACTCAAATATCCATTTACATTTGTACCATATACTCCATGTATCATACTATATAATAGAAAAGATGTAAATTTATTTGTCTTTTGTGGAAAACGTATCTTTTTTAGATTTAGTAAAATACCTCTCTAGACCCATTTTTACGACAT